GCCCAGATCCTTGGGCCGTGGCTTGTCCCAGACCTGTTTCATTTCTTGCCCTTCTTCATTTGCTCTGCTTCGCTCATGGCAATGGCCACAGCTTGATCACGCGACTTGACCTTGTCGCCGCTGGAGCTTTTGAGTTTGCCGGCCTTGTACTCGCGCATGACCTTGGCAACCTTTTCTTGCATCTTGGTCTTCATGTCTTTCATGTTTGCTCCCCTGCCAGTAATGGTCTGGTAATTTTGCGAGACACGGCACCGATTTTTGATGCACGGCGCTCGCCGACTTCTCTCTGAAATGTTTCTCCAAGTGTCTTTTTCTTTTCCTCAAATTTACTTGCATCAAACGTACCGACATCTGGTGACTCTGGCGCAGTCATTGCAAACGGCTCTGGCTTGGCTGGCTCTGTTGGCGCTGTTGTTGTTGGCAGTGGTCGAAACGTGTACTTGTTTTGGCCTCGGAATCCACCTTCAACAGGGGTCAGCGCCATCTGTAGACCGTATTTTTGGGGGTTTGAAAACAAGTCTTTGTTTGCACCAAAAATATCTAACTCTTGGCCTGTAAATGGATTTTTTATTTTGTACATGGTGTAGTCTTGCCGACCAACTCTGTAGTTGTACAAATAAGTGCCGGCATATCGGTCAAGCGCACCAGAACTTAGCTTTGACATTTCGTCCAAATATTTTGCTTGGTCAGCGCTAAATTTTTCGGTGGCCTTGCTGTAGGGGTCAACCACATTGGATGTATAAGCTTCAAGCCCACGGCGGTACGCCTCGCTTTGCGACTCGTAGGTTTTCATCTTCTCGGCCGCGCCGGCTTGGTAGCCGGTGAAGGCGGCCTGATATTCGCCGGTCATCGCATCGATGTTGGCCTTGTATTGCGCGGCCAGCCGGTCGATGTCAGATGTGCTGCGCCGGGCCAGCTGGCGCTGCCTGAACTGGGGCAACACGGTGGCCATTATTGAATCCTCATGCCTGCGCTGCCCAGATCCATCGGGATACCAAGCTCTGCGTCCATGCGCTCACCAGACAGCAGCGAGCGGCGGCCACCGCGGGTGCGAGCCCTAAGTGCCGAGGCCTCGGCTGCAGCGGCCTTGCGGCGCTCCTCGTCGGCGGCGGCCTGCACCTCTTTGGCCTTGCGCTCCATCTCCAGCTTATTGGTCTGGTAGGTGAGTTGCGATTGCTCAAACTGCTGCCTGGCAGTCTCGGCTTGCTGCTCCAGGGCAGAGCCCTGCTTGGCATACTCAGCCGTCTGCTTGGCCAGTTCAGTGCGCATGGCGGCCTGGTCGGCGGCCTGCTGGGCCAGCATAGTGCGCTGCTGGCTTTCAGCCTCTCTCCGAGCCTTTCTAGCTTGGTCGGCGTTATAGGCGGTGCCGGCAATGATGGCAAATGCGATTAATGGCATATCTACCCCTTTATCAAAACTTCATCGATGCTTTCTGCATCCGTCTGGTCAGTTGCATGGATGCAAAACCAGACACTGTCCTCATGCGCCACGATCCTGTGCTTGGTGCCGGCTTTGATGCTAATGCACGCTGGGGCTCGGTACTCAGTGACTTCGCCATCTACATCCACAGTCACCAGCCCCTTGGCCAAGACACTCAGGTGGTCATAGCTGTGGGTATGTTTAACGGCATAGTGATTTGCCGGCAGAGTCATCTGCTTGGCGTACACACCAGCCGCAAAGTGATGCACCACATCCAGATCGATCTCAATCATATTCAAAGGATTCTATTGGGGTTTGGACGCGGTGCAATGGCCTGTATATCTACGCGATAGCACTCATGCAAACACATCAAAGTCGGTGCTGGCGCTGGCTTGGCCCATGGGTCTGCCGCCGAGCTGGTGGGTGCGGGTCATGCGGTTGTACTCGCCGCCGCCAAGCATCAGGTAGCCAAAGCTGTCGCCAATGTGGGAGTGCTCGTTCTTGTTGGGCGCATCCCGGAAGCGCTCCTGGCCAGCCCCGACCGCCACCCGCTTGAAGTGGTAGCCGCCGGCCAGCGCCTTGCGCAGCAGCTTGCACTCGCGGTTAACGATGAGCCCAGGCTTGCCGGCGATCAGGCGCTGCATGGGCGCTGCAGAGGCCTCGCGGCGCACCTTGAAGTCGTTGCTGGCCGTGGGCTGGGCTCGCAGGCCCAGGGTTTTCAGGTGATCAAACGCGGTGACCTCGTAGATCGCGTCCCTAGCCATGCCTGCCGGGTCGCCCCAGACCAGCACTTGATGGTTGGGGTAGCGCTGGTTGAGCTCGCCCAGCAGCTGGTGGCCAAAGCGCTCAAGGCCCATGTCAAAAGTCACGATTTCCTGGTGGATCAGCCACCTGCCATTGGGCAAGCGCTGGCCAATGGTGGCCGCCGGGGTCAGACCAAAGTCCAGGCCCACCTGGATCGGCACCGTGGGGTCGATTTCGGTGTCGCCAGACATGGTCGAGTCCTCGTATTCAGGCCAGACAGGCCGGCCCTCCTGCACATAGGTGTACTCGCCCCCGGCATAGCAGCGGATCCAATCCAGATTCTTGCCCAGCAGCATCTGCTGGTAGTAGCCTGGGGGCAAGTTGTGGATATTCTCAGCCTTAGGGTTGACCTTCCACCACTTGCCGCTGGCAAAGATGTGGTCATTGGCCTCGGGCATGTCTGGCAGGTCTTCAACGGCCACCGGCACCACGCCGCCGGGCTGTTTCCAGAACTTCCAGGCGTACTGGCCGGTCATCTTCTCCTTCTCGGCCATGCGATGCCACCAGTGATCGTCGTCCATGGGGTTGGTATCCATCCAGATACCGTGCCAGGAAGCGCCGCCATCGCGCTTGGTAGGGTATCGGCCCACCCGGTGGGTCAATCCATCGATCACCGCCTTGGGCAGCTCCCTGGCCTCGTTGACCCAGGCACCCGTCAGCTCAAGCGACAGCAGCTTTCGGACATCCTTGGGCTGATCAAGGGCCAGGAAGATGACCTCGCAGTCGATCCCAGCCGCATCACCACGGGCCGGCAGCCTGATGTGGTGGGTGATGGGTGGCGTCCAGAGCATCGGGCCGAACGTAGCTTCCGGGAACAGGTCGAGCCAGGTCTTGATGGTGGTGGTTTTGAGCATCGGGTAGCTGTTTCTGACCACCGCCCACCGGGTATAGCGGATGTTGTCCACCGGGCTGGGCTTTTGCTGCACCGCCTTGATGAAGATCTTGCTCGCGCACCCATAGCTCTTGCCTGAACCCACCGGGCCCATGATGCCCTGCACAAAGTTCTTGCTCTGAATGAAGTCATAAATGACCGGCGACTGACTGAAGTCCAGGTTCAACCCAGCCACCGGCACTGCCTTGTCAGATGTCTCTTTGGTTCTAGCCATCATTGCCCCTTGGAGCCACAACATTGATGTCAATCACGCTGGGCTTGTTCTCATCATCAGGATTGTCCAGCAAGCCAGAGGCCTTGGCCAGCAGCCGCAGCACCCCAACTTTGTCATAGAGCTCGATCTCCAGCGTGCTGGCCCCCTCCTTGTCAGTCCTGACCTTGATGTTCTTGATCGCGTGCAGTGCGTGCTCAGGGATCTCAGAAGACCTCTTCACAGTCACATTGCCGCGATCATCCCACTCCATGATGTCAGTCAGCTTGGTGTTGGCCATGGACAATAAGGCATAAGCCACCGCCTCCTTGTTGTCCAACAAAGTCGCACTGCGCTCCAGCCGGCGCTGCACAGACCTCACCCCGCCCCAGTTGGTCAGGGGAGGGATGACAGCAGTCTGCTTAGGTCTTGGCATCACGGGCTTTCAGCATGGCGTCAGCCATAGCGTAAGCGTCCCCTGCAATCTCATCTGGCACCCAATATATAGATTCAGAATGAGAGCAATACGCCTGCATCGCCTTGGCCGCAAAGTAGTCGCGCAGGGTCATGCCATTGCGCTGGTTCGTTGTCTTAGGAAACGCCTGAGAAAAGTGCTTTACTGATGAATCATCCATGTCAGCCTCCATCAGAACGGTATATCGTCGTCAGACTGAACCACAGCAGCCGTCTGGCCCTGGCCACCCTGCACCAGGTCACCAATAGACAGCGACTGCCACTTCTCACCAGCAGCCGTTACCTTCGTCCATGCACTGATCCAGCGCACCTCACCGTTGGGCAGCATGATCTTGCCCTTCGCATTCGGGTGCTTCTCCTCAGTCCTGTTCTCGTTCCTAAACAGCGAACCTTTACCAGGTCTCATTTCGTAAGCCATCACTAACTCCTTTAAAAAAACATTGTCATCGAAAAAAGGGGGAAAATTTCAGGGGAGTCCCCGGACGCTATGGTGTGGGGTGGGGGGCAAGGGGTCGCGTTCCGGGCGCGGCGTCGAGCGCGGATCGCCTGCACCCGCGCTGGCGCATATAGGTCGGCCCTGGCCGGCTGGGCGCTGGACACGCTGCTGTGGCCCAGGCTTGTACAAAACCCATACGTTCGTCTGGTGGTTGTACAGATCGATTTAAACGGCCTACAAGGCGTTGGAGCACCGAGTGGCTACCCTGGCCTTGCCTGCACCCTGATCGCGTGCTGTAGGCCCGTCTGATGGCCTTGGCGGGGCATCGGCTCATCTGGCATCTGCCTGTAGCTGTCGGATGCCGTCGGCCAGGACTGAGCTGGTGGGCTCGATGCCCTCGGCGCGGTACAGCGGCAGCAGGGTGTCCAGGCTGCTGGCGATCTGCTCGGCGGTCAGCCCGTCTGCGGTCAGTCGCTCGATTTCGGAGTTGTGCAGAACTGTATTTAACCTCTTAAAAGAATCCTCTTTAATACCTCTTATATGTGTTAGTTCCGTGTTATGTACAACCTCCGGGTTGTGAATGGCACAACCTCCAGGTTGTAATTGGATAGGCTCCTCATTTACAACCCGTGGGTTGTGAATGGTGGGCATCTGATCCACAGGCTTGTCCACGGTCTTGGTGCGTCTGCCTTTGGCTTTGGCGATCTCCTCGTGCATGAGTTGGACGGTTCTGGTCTGGCCGGTTTTGGGCATGGTCTTCTCCTGGTTGGTGGTGGGTTTCTTGAGTGCTTTGGCGATCAGGCTGGCGATGCGTGCCTGTCCCTTTGGGTCTGCTGTGGCGTCGATGACTTGCTCCTTCTTCATGACTGGTGGCCTGGTGTCTTCGATGGCGCTGGTCACTGCGATGGCCGTGTCTGCGTCCACCGTCGGGTCGAAGATCACGCGCAGGGTGTCGGTGCGCTCTCCCTTGAAGCCCTTTCGGACTGTCTCCAGGTAGCCTGCTTCCCGCAGTTGCTTGAACTGCTTGGCCACGGCCTGCTGGCTGATGCCCAGCTCTTTGGCCAGGCGCGTCTGGCTGACCCAAGTGATGCCCGCCCGGTTGGCGTAGGCGCACACGGCTGCCAGCACCTGCAGCGCCCCGTGGGTCAGCTTCTGGTCGAAGACGGCGCGGATGGGCAGGACGGCCACCTTCCGCAGATCCGGTGGCGCATCCTTCTGCTTGACCTTGGGCTTCTTGGGCAGCACGAATGGGACGACGGTATCAGGCAGGGCGCTCATGCCTTGCCTCCCGCTTGGCCTGCCGGGCAGCCTGTTGCTGCAGCTCCTTGGCCAGCACCTTGCGGCCCTGCTCGGTGACCACGCTGCCGGCTGTCACCAGCTTGCGCCTGCGCAGCGACCAGTAGGTGTTCCAGCTCCCCGGCTTGTCGTTGTACAGCCTGAAGCGCCATCCCATGGCCAGGTGCTTGAGCATGAAGATCTGGTGGTCTGACAGGCTCATGCCTGGCCCCTGCGCCTGGCTTGCTCTTGCTGGCGCTTGTAGTACTGCCAATGGATGATGTCGCTGTGGACTTCCCAGGGCGAGATGCCGGTCACCATCCGCTGCTTGGTTCGGGCCCGGCGCATGGCCTTGAGGTAGATCTGCCTGGCCCTGGCCGCTGTGATGCCAAGCTGCTCGGCCACATCTTCGAACGTGGCCAGCTCGATGACGATCAAGCGCACCACCAGCTCCTCGCGCTCGGTGAAGTCGATG